TCATCACATCCAAACCACAGACAGGGCCTGACAGGAGAGCATATGGCTCTGGTCAGCACATCTATGGTGAGCCGGTCGATACCATCCTTGATGCCGGTGATGTGCATCCTGTTACGGAGTAAAGCCCATGATACAAGATTTGAGTTCATTCGTCTTGACCGTTCCAGAGGCTCTAGACGAAAAGATATGTGACGCACTGATAGAGTGGCACCGCCTCGGCGGACATGGAGGAAAAACCGTAGTGGCTGACCGTGACACTCGCAGGGACATCCAGAAATGGCTTCCCGAAGATCACCGGCTGTGGGGGCCCATACAGCTTGTAAAGAAAAATCTGTACGGCCAGTACAGTAAAAAGTTCCCGTCAGTCTACAGGGGTGCAAAGTCTATCGTAATGCCTGAGACAAAAATACAATGTACTGAGCCCTTTGGGGGCGGTTTCCACAACTTCCATGCAGAGGTTTCCCATTGGGAGAACTGTGCCAGGGCTCTGGTGTGGGTGATTTACTTGAACGACACTAAACCCGGCGAGGGGGAGACAGAGTTTCTGTACCAGAACATAAAGAGCCAACCCCAGAAGGGCAAGGCTGTCATCTGGCCCGCAGCATGGATGTTCCAACACAGAGGGAACCCAGTTCATGCTCAGAACAAGTATATTGCGACTGGCTGGTGTTGGTATCCAGAGGAGAAGGGTTATTATGGATAGGTTAGGAAAACTTGCTGAGTCGTTTGACAGGTCTAAGATAAGGCGTTCATTGAGTGCTGATCAGATAGGCCGAACCCAGACTTCGGGAAACACCTCAGCCGCAACATGGGGCCAGAGACATAAGGAACTCAGATACCATCCGGCTTCCGTGGCTTTTGATGTGACGTTTCCAATTTGTGTGACCAACATCGGCCTTCACAAGGTCAAGGATATCATTCTGGCCCAAGGCGACAAGATGAACCGGCAGACCAACGTCAAGGCGGATATGACCGAATGGTATATGCACCGTGAACATGAGGTTTTCAAGGCAATCACAGACGATGCGATGCAGTGGGCCAAGGAGAATTCTCCGCACCCTGTAGAGATGGAAGTATTTGACTGTTGGGGTTCTATCGGTAGACGGGGAGACTTCACCAAGATACATGACCACTGGCCGCACCCCTGGGCGTTCTGTTATTATGCGGAAGTGGACGAAACCACTCAGCCTATTATCTTCCCTGACGGGCAAGGAGAAGCCCACGTTGTCAAGCCACAGTCAGGAGATATCGCATTATTCCCCGGCTGGCTGTATCACGGTGTGGAAAAGTCTACGACAGATTCAGATCGTGTCATAGTAGCAGGCAACCTCTCTTTCAAATCTATGGGGAATCAAAAAGTCTAAATACCCCTTACGATGACCAGATACCGTATTTTTACGAAGGAAGGCACATTGGGAACCACCTTTTCACTTCAAGAGGCGAGTGACCTGCTGCAAATGTATCTTGAACAAGGGGTTGAGGCTGAGTATGAAGAGTATGACCCCGAAGCCAAGCGCCTGGGCCGTGACCCAGACTTACACTAATCCTTATAAATAGTTTCAAAGAACTATTAAAGGATTATCATGGCAGAACAAAGTTATTTTATGGGCCAGGATGGGTTCATCTGGTTTGTTGGTGTTGTAGAAGATAGAAATGATCCTGAACGTATTGGTAGAGTTCGGGTTCGTTGTCTTGGATTTCATACTGAAGATTTAAATTTACTTCCTACTATTGATTTACCGTGGGCTCATGTTATGCATCCTGTAACAGACCCCTCTATGCATGGTATGGGAAACACTCCCTCATTTCTTGTTGAGGGTAGCTGGGTTATTGGTTTTTTTCGGGATGCACAAGAAAAACAACAACCTGTTATTATAGGTTCCTTGCCGGGAACACCAAGCGAAGGTGCAAATCCTAGAAAGGGATTTAATGACCCGCGAAGCGGTTCACAAAACCTTAATGGTGATCCAATAGCCCAAGAACATTATATTGGCACGCCTCAGTATGGTCCATATCCCACTACTTTAGAGATGCCATCTGGCCATGAAATCATGGAACCCGATACTAATAGACTTGCTCAAGGAGCTGCATCAGAGACACATACCTCTCTTATCAATAGACGGTTACAACGATTACGCGGCGACCCAGATGAAGTTGATGAAACGGTTGGTGAAGATGATAATAGTACAGAAACAGATGTAAAAGGAACTGGTATTCCTACGGCGGTACAACCATATATTCCATCAGTATCGCCCGGTAGCGCATTTGGTGATCCAGAGACTCGTGGCTGGTGGGATGAACCCGATCCTAAGTCAATTAAAAAATATGCTGCAACGTATATATCTGGACAATATCCATATAACCATGTACATGAAAGTGAATCAGGCCATATTCATGAGATAGATGATTCGCCTGGCGCAGAAAGACTATTTACTCAACATACCTCTGGAACATTTGAAGAGATACATCCCACTGGTACAAAGGTTGTCAAAGTAATTGGTGACAATTATGAAATCATCGCGGGCGACTCTAATATTTCTATAACTGGTGATGTAAATATAACAATTGAAGGAACAGTACGAGAGCTTGTTAAGGGAGATTATCATTTAGAAGTCGAGGGAAACTACAGTCAAAAAATTCATAAGAATCATCGTGTCAAGATTGGTGTTGCAGAGTCTGGTGGCAATCGTGAAGAAGAAATTATGGGGAGCCATTCATATAACATCCAACAAAATGTAAAGGGTAGAGTTGGTGAAGATGTAGATACTATTATTGAAGGAAGCGAAACAAGAATTGTTAATGGAATACAAGGAAGTAAACTGAATGTTGTTAATGACATTACTGCTATAACTCTTGCCAACATGATATTGAGTGCAAAAACAAATATGACAGCATCTACCGCTTCTGGTATTGTAACAGTTTCTTCTGGTGATAAGTTAAATATGAAGTCAGCTGATGCAATGGTAATCAAATCTGAGACTACGCTAAGTGAGATTGTTGGGGCAGATGTAACAAGAACAACTGGTGGAACTCATTCTCATAGTATTACGGGTGTACATACTATTGATTATAATGGTGATGCACATGTTCGTTACGATGCTGATTATTATAAACACGTTGGTGCTGATACATTCTTGTTTGTTGATGTTGGTGTTAATCATACACAAACAGTTCCGAAAACGAGAACAGGTGCTGTTGATGTTACCGAAACAACTGTGAACAATTTGGAAGATTAAGAGGTAATTATGTCTGATTTTAAACTCCCAAGCTTGTGCGGCGCAAGTGAAAAATTTAATAATATACAAAGTAAGTTTGAAAAGACTATGAATACTTCTATTGATGGATTAGAAATTGATGCATCAGCACTTAAAACTCTCTTGGATACAGATGTTAATGAATTAATGGGAGAGGTTAAATTAATGATTTCTGAAGTGCCAGCTCTTCCTGATGTGAATTTGCAATCAGAATTAACAAGTTTGTCTGGTTTGTCTCCCGGCAGTTTTGCTTATAAGACAAAATTAGCTAGTCTTAAATCAAAATTTGATACTGGATTATCTGCTGGTGGATTTTCTTTGGATACATTAGTTTCTGAAGCTGCCGATATTACTTCTGGCAAAGTACCGAAAGGTTTGATTCCTGATTTGCCCGGACTTCCTGATGTGGATTTACAAGGAGAATTGACAAAGTTATCAGGTTTATCTTCTGGGAGTCCAGCTCATACTGCCACGTTGTCTGGACTTCAATCAACAGCGGGTGATGCGTTAGCCGCTAGTGGCACTTCTTTGGATTCTTTGGTTTCTGCTGCCGCTTCAGCTGCAGCGGGCCTACCAGGCGCCGGAGATATGTGTAATTCGATTCCCAATTTTACTATCCCGGCCGCTGGCGGCGATGCAATTGAAAAAGCTGCTGGAATATTACAGGCCGCAGCTGATGCAGAAGAAGAAACCCCTTCTGTTCAAGTTTTAAATTCTTCTGTTACTGATGCAGCAACTCAAGCATCAGATTCTTTTAAAGAATTTTGGCGTGACCCTGATAAAACTGAAGAATTGCCTACAAAGGATGAGGGAGCATTTACATTAGTTGAAAAATTTACAACTGTTTCATCGGGAGCAACAACAACTAAAGTTACCACACCTGTGGATGCAATCGAAAGGGAAGGTATTAACTGGGTAAAGAAAAATATTAGTACTGTCGGATTTTCCAGCAGGCCATTTAAAATAGGTGGTATTACATTTAACAGTAAATTTGATCCTAATTAACAATGATACGGATAAGAAATACTATAGTAACTTTACGTGTCCTATATTGGATGCCTGACTATAAGCACATCCTTCAAGAGTTCATTTGGCAAACTGCTGATGTTAGACCAGAGTATCCAAGAGTACACAGGTTTTTAAATTATTGGCATGACAATATTGAGTCGGTAATTTCTGAAATTTATATTGCGGATTCTTATAAATAATAAAAACAGGAGTCTATAATGGCAACACCAACTGCTCATAAAGATGCACAAGGTCAAAACGATATTGCTCGTAATGCAAGACAGTATATAGACTTGGACCTTTTCTTTGGAAAAAAATCTGTATCGAAAGATATTAATATAGTAACAGATATTCAAGCCATCAAGCGTTCAATTCGTAATCTCGTATTAACCAATCATTATGAGAAACCTTTCCATCCAGAGATTGGGTCTGGTGTACGAGATATGTTGTTCGAACTAATGACTCCATTAACAGCCCATGTTCTTACAAGACTTATAGAAGATGTAATTGTAAACTATGAACCTAGAGCGAAAATAATTGGTATTGATGTTTTGCCAAATTTGGATCGCAATGAATATGAATGCACAATATCATTTTTTGTTGTTAATGCTCCAACAGAACTTGTAGACTTAACAATATTTTTAGAGAGATTACGATAATGGCTGTAAATAAAAAAAGATTGACAGTGACAGAGTTTGATTTTGATGATGTAAAAAGCAATCTAAAAATTTTCCTAAAGGGACAGACAGAGTTTACGGACTATGACTTTGAAGGTTCTGGCATGAATGCTCTGCTAGATGTCCTTGCATATAATACACACTATCTTGGTTTCAATGCGAACATGTTGGCGAATGAAATGTTCCTAGATAGTGCGTCGTTGCGCTCAAGTATAGTTTCTCACGCTAAGACTTTGGGATATGTTCCTAATTCTGCTCGTGCTTCAGTGGCTACTGTTGATGTGAATTTAAATACCACATCCTTAACTTCTGTGACAATGCCTGCCGGTACTGTTTTCACTACCAGTGTTGATGGAACAGATTTTCAGTTTGTAACAGCTTCTGATGCAACAGCATCTACTATTGGGAATATCATCCCCTTTTTGAATACTAAAATTTATGAGGGGACTTTTATTTCAACAAGATATACAGTTGACTCGTCTGATGGTGATCAAAGATTTCTTCTCACGGATAACAGAGCAGACAGAACCACATTGACTGTTAAGGTTCAAACTTCATCATCTAATTCTGATACCGCAACATATACTGAAGCAACAGACATAACTCAAGTATCAGCTACAAGTAATGTTTATTTTATTCAAGAAGTTGAAGTAGGGAAGTTCGAAGTATATTTTGGTGATGGTGTAGTTGGTAATGCTTTAGAAGATGGTAACATTGTTATCCTTACATATGTTGTTAGTAACAAGGCAGCAGCAAACGGTGCAGCAATATTTACAAATGCAGCTGCTATTGGAACGGTTACTGATGTGGCAGTGTCCACTGTTGCCGCAGCTAATTCTGGTTCAGAAGCAGAATCACTTCAGTCAATAAAATATAATGCTCCTCTTGATTATGCCTCTCAAGGCAGATGTGTAACTGCTGAAGATTATAAAGTGTTTGTAAAGAAATATTATCCAAACACCCAAACTGTACAGGTGTTCGGTGGAGAGAGTGGGTCATACGATACAAGTCTTGGTGTAGTATCTACACCAGAATATGGTAAAGTTTTTATTTCTATTAAGTCAACCACAGGACTTGATTTAACAACAAATGAAAAAACCCAGCTGGTTGCAGACCTTGCTCCATTTACTGTTGCATCAATTACGCCTGTTGTTGTTGATCCAGCTATAACTTATTTAATTTTGAATGTAATATTTAAATTTGATTCAAGTGCAACAACAAAATCTTCTGATACATTAAAAACCGCTGTTACAAATACATTACAAACTTTTAATGATGACAGTCTTGAACAGTTTGAGGGGATGTATAGGCATTCGAAGGTAACTGGTTTGATTGACAATACTGATACATCAATTACCAGTAATATTACAACTGTCAGGATGGCTAAGAAATTCACTCCTACTCTCAATGCATCGACGTTGTACACTATTAATTTTGATAATTCTTTTTATAATCCAATACGCCATCGTGATGATTATGTTCCTGCTGTTGCTCCTTCTTTAACTGTGGGGACAATTACAGGAACATTTACTGCTGGTGAAGTAATTACTGGTGCTACTAGTGGAGCAACTGCCAGAATTATTAACACAACAACTCCGCTAAGTTATATTTCCTCCAACAGTCTTTCTTTTACCGTTGGAGAGGTTATTACAGGAGATAGTTCTAGTGCAACTACTACAATTTCATCAACAGAAGCAGGGGACAGAAAACACGCTAAAACTTTGGCTGGAATAGTTTCTTCTACAGGATTTAAGATTAGTGGTGATGCTACAAATGAAATGTTTTTTGATGATGATGGTAAAGGAAATTTGAGAATATTTTATCTTAGTTCTGGCGAAAGAATTTATGAAAATTTTGATGCTGGGACAGTAGACTATGAGAATGGAACTATTTCGACTAAGGGTATAGAATTTACGACAGTAGGCGATGTTGATGGTGTGACTTCTTCTCAAATTCGAATTCTTACAATTCCAGATTCTAATGATATCATACCAAAACGGAATCAGATATTAGAAATTGATTTTACAAATCTTACTGTAACAGGTGATGTTGATACGGTTGCAGTCGGCGATAGTTCTGCTGGTACATCGTATGTTACTCGGCCTTCACAACTTCCGCTTGGATAAAATAAAATGACTGTTATTGTTAAACCACCATCAGGAAAATTGTATAATAAAGTTAGTCCTCTTATTGACGGACAACTGCCGGATTTTATTCAATCAGACCATCCGGTATTTTCCAGATTTTTAAAACACTATTATCAATATCTTGAAGCCGGTGAACTTCAGTTAACAGTAACTATTGATAAACTTCAATTGAATCTAGAGACAGCTTCTTATGTATTGAATGTCGATGGTAGTAAAATTGTTTTGGAAGATGGTGCTGGTACTTCTGGTAAGTTTGTGGTAGGAGATACGATTACTGGTGGTACTTCAAAAGCAACAGCAACAGTTCTTGTAGATAATTTGGATAATGCAACCACACCAAGACTCTTCATTACATCACAACAAAAATTTGTCACCGGCGAAACTGTAACAGGTGCTATATCAGGTAGCGGTACGGTAGACAGATATCGTGCCAATCCTATCCAGACTATTCAGCAATTGTTGGACTATGCTGATATTGACAACACTCTTTACGATTTCCTTGACAATTTCCGTGATGAGTTTATGAATGCCATTCCTCTTACCTTAGCAGACGGTGTTAGTAAGAGAAGACTTCTAAAGAATATTCGTGAATTGTATCGAGCTAAAGGAACCTCTGAAGGACATAAGATTTTCATGCGGTTGCTTCTTGGTGAAACCCCTGAAATTATATATCCAGAAAAATATATGATTAGAGCTTCAGACGGTAAATGGGGCAATCAAACAATTATTAGAACTACGCCTGGAGCTAATGCGGTTGCTTCAGAAGTTATTGGGTCTACAATAACGGGAGATACTTCTGGTGCTACTGCTGTTATTGCTTCTGCTGTTGAGTTTGTTGAGGGCAGTACTTTGATAGTAGAGTTTGAACTTAATCCTGATTCATTGAATAGTCTCTATAGTTTCGTTGATGGTGAAAATGTTGTTGCAACATCTACAGTGCAAGATTTTCCCATGTCATTTACGATAAGAAATATAGTAAGTGAAGCAACTGTTACAGACAGAGGTGCATTGTATGGTGTTGGCGACCCAGTTGTTTTCGATACGAATGCTAATATTGGTAATGGACTTGTAGAAGCTCGAATAGAGAATCTTAATGAGGGTTGGGTAAGTGGAGTTTCTATTGAGGATGCCGGAACTGGATATAAGGTTGGTGATGCATTAACTTTCAGTACGGTGACAAATACAAAGCCACCTGAAGGATTTGTTTCTATCATTGACGGCTCTATTGTACTGGAAGGTACTAGCAAATATTATACAGATGATAATGCTAGACGTATAGATGAAAATGATTTTATTCTTTTAGAAAATGGAACAAATAGACATTATGAATATTTTGAGGTTGAACTTGAGACCGCTACTACAGGAGACCCTCATGAGAATCTTCTTTTAGACGGTACTGATGCAGTATCAGCTAATGCTGGTTATAAGATAAGTATGCAATGGTCATTATTTCAAAACAGTGCTGATACTTACGGTACTGCTGCTGATCGTTGGGTTTTAGAAGAAGGAACAGCTGCCGACCTTAGTTTTGATGGCGGTTCAATCCAAGGAATATATTTAAGAACTGGCGGCGGTGGATTTTTAACTCTTCCTACTGTTACCATTGCAGCTGCTGACACGGTTGATGGTACTGGCGCATCTCTTATAACAACCACTGATAATATTGGGTCAGTCGGTGATATGGTGATTAAAAATGAAGGGTTCGGTTACAGTTCTGTTCCTTTTATGGAATTCAGAGCAAACCTTACCTTAAAAGATGTGACAGGAACTTTTACTTCAGGTAATGATCTTGTTTATCCTTATGTCGGCGAAGTTAAAGCATATGATTCATCAACACAAGTTTTATCGGCAACATTTAAGGATGTTGTAAGAATACCATTAGAGACTGGCGATTCTGAAGGAATCCTTTTAGAAGAAAACGATAGAGTTGCAACAGACTTTAAACATTCTGAAATAAAACTTAATCAAACTACCGATACAGATGAAAAAATAGTTGATGAACAATCTGGTGAAAGAATTGTTTTAAATGCTACATCTACAAATGATGCTCATTTTGTTTTAGAGGATGGTGTTGGAGAGACAGCAGGAAGCGCTGTTGTTTATGAACAGCCTGATGCAATGTATAATCCACCAATGCGATTGGAACCTGCTACTGACACTATTTATGGCGCTGGAGGTATTTCGCTTGAGGATGGAGTACGTCAAGGACTTGGAGCCTATCTCTCAGCAAATGCTGTAGGTGATGTTATTGTAATTGAAACAGAAGAAAGTATTGGAAGCCCATCGACTGTTCCCGGCCACCAACTTGAAAAAATGTTACTTGAAGGAAATAAAAATATTCCCGGCGGACTATTTTCATATGATGTTATTAGTGGAGCTGGAGATTATTTAGTAACCAATTATAGCATAGACGAATCAGATAGTAATGTTATTTTTAATGGAACTGATCAATATTATACAGATGAAGGAAGTATCGTATTAGATGAAGAAACTGGTGATAATAATGTTATTAGTCTTAACGGAACTGATTCTGATGGAACTGATGCAAATGCAAAATTGTTACAGGATGTAGATACTGCTTCTGGAACAGATCTGTTGGTCCTTGATGGGATTGATTCTTCTAGTACTGGTGCTGCTGATTCTATCGTTCATGAAAATTATATTGATCTTTTGGCTGGTGCAACTGGCGTTAATCCAACACCACTAAGCATTACTGACGATTCGGGTGCAACAGGAAAAATTGTAAAGGCCAACATTGCCAGAGGAACTTCCACAATTGCGACGACGGTGGAAACAAACAAGTCTTATGGTGTAGATATTGAAAGTCTTATTGGTGAAGATTTAAATCGTATTCAAGATTCCTATTACTATCAACAATTTTCATATGTAGTACAAACTGGATTTGGATTTGAAAGTTATCTTTCAAAATTAAAGAAAGCTGTACATCCAGCTGGTTTTGCTGTATTTGGTAATGTTAAAATTGCTTCATCTGTCTCTGCTGGGGTTCAAGCTGCTGGTTCTAGACTTGGTGATGATATCTATGATCCGATTCTTTCACCCGATGAAAGATTCTCGCCGATACTTGCTTCTACTTTCGAAATCTTGTTTGATGAACCAATTCAACGTCGGTTTGGTGTTCCTATCTATAACAATGTTACCGGCGATTATGAAAAACAAATTATATTAGAAGATTCTGAAAGTCAAGATAATAATCCCGGCGATGCTATTTTGGCAGAATCTTCTATTTCTCCACCAACGTATATGATAGAAGAAAGTCCTACACATACAGATGGTAGAATTATGTTGGAGGTTCATACTGGTGGTCATGGCGCTGTTTGGGGGCAATTAGTTCTCAATGGCACTGATGCAAGTTCAACAAACGCCGGTGATACTTTTATATTGGAATCATCTGAAGAATATACAAGCAACTTAGTCTTTGATGGTACAGAAGATTATGGATATTATTCAGATGCCGGAAGTGACATTCTTCTTGATGGAACAGATTCCAGTAAGAGTAATGCAGGGTCATCTTTTGAATTAGAAGATGCCAACATGGGTATAGAATTCAAACGATTTGGATTGTATGATCGACCACCCACATCAACACTCTTGAATGAATCTGGCGGCACCATGCAGACAGAAGAATCTTCTGTTGGCGGCGGGATGTCTACACTATCAACTTCTTATGATAATTCTGTAGTGTCTTATGTTACAGCGAAAATTGACTTACCACTTCTACCAAATAAGTATTCAAATAGTTTGGTTGATATTGGTCGAACACCATTTATTAATTCTCGTTCAGGTATTCAATTAGAAAAAGCAACAGGTGGCGACCGACTTGTGATGGATTGGAATTATGTTTCAGTTATAGGCAGAAGTCCTCGACTAGATTCTCAAGGATACACAACTG